AGTTGCACCATCTGCTATTGTGGTTGTATGCGTGTCGGCGTTTGTAGTTATTCCTTCTGTACTAAAAGAAAAAGCCTCTGCAATTAATTCAAGATTTGTATTGGTCTTCGTACCCCAAGAGCCAGCGTTTTCGCCAGTGGCCATTTCTTCGAGACGAAGGTCATTTATAAAGGTACTAGCCATACTTTTTTATCCTTATATTAATCAATGCGGATCAATCCAGAAGCTCCAGCGGCTGGAAATACAATTCTGAATGTACCTGAAGTTACTGTAAAATCACCGCCAAAACTCAACACTGCAATTGCATTGTTGCCTGCTGTTGTGTCGTTATAGATCAAAGCGCCAGCAGTTGTGAATGTTGCTGATGTCCATTCTGGATTTGCAAAATCAACGTGTGCTGTTGTTCCTGTTGTTCCGATGACTGGACTGGTAAGTGTTTCACCACCTGTTGTATATCCATTGCCAGAAGCGACTTCGCCACTGGTAGTATAAGCAGTTGTTGCTGCACCTAATGACGCTGATGAAGTATACAGCGCAATCTTGATAGTATCTGAGTCTAGATCCTGTTCTTTTTGAAACAAGTCTTCTTTAAAACTTGTACACATTGCTTGAGTAATAGCCATTATAAGCCTCCGTTATATTCTGCTGCGTAGTCTCGCTGCATCTCTTGTACAAATAATTGTACTGCTTCGTCAAATTGTGTCTTATAAAGCGTCAAAGTTTCTCCAGCTTTTAAAAAGGCTGATGCTTCGTAAAGACACGCTGCTAATAACACATTTTCTGCGTTATCTCCAACCCAAGTATTTGCATTACTTGAACTCAAGCCTGTTTCTGGTGCGATAAAATCGACCTGATAAGTTGATGTTGTAGCATCTGGAGTTGGCGCAACAGTAATAGTTGTTCCTCCAATAGCTGCTGTTTTAGTGCTATACATTTCTGGAACGCCTTGAGTTGTGGCGTTTGGTGCGTAATCACGCAAATAAGAATCAACTCTGTGATTTAAATAAGATACTACGTTTGATGTAATAATTGAAACTTGTCTAATCATTCTTGCAGATGGCACAACATAATCTGATGTGCCTTGCACAAGGCTTGCTGATGTTGTTTTTCTAAAGCATGGCAAATTTGGCAAACGCTGAAATATCATTTCTTCAGCTTGTCCTATAATTTGATCAATAGATGCCGAAAGCTCTGTGCTATCGTCTTCTAAGAAGTTTTGAATATTACTTACTAATTGTGTGTAATTCATTAACCATTACCCCACGATCCACTATTCCACGCATTATTACCAAATCCAACTGCTGGCTGAACAACACTTCCATCACCAATTGCACCTGTACCAGCCAAGCCTGTTTCGGATATTTCAGATTCTGCAACTTCAGTTCCTGTTGCACCAACACCACCAAGACCAGTAACTGGATCAACAATTACATTAAAATCACTTCCAGCGCCAGAACCAATAATATGAACAGCTCCAGTGCCAGCTACACCTGATATTTCTAAGTCTTGTTCAGGCGTTGATGATCCAATAGCGCCAGTTCCAGCCACGCCTGTGATGGGTTGTTCTTGTTCAGGCGCTAATGTTCCAATAGCCCCAGTACCAGCTACGCCTGATACATCAAAGTCTTGTTCAACTGTTGATGATCCAATAGCACCTGTGCCAGCCAATCCTGTTACTGGTGTGGCAAAGATCAGATCGCCAAGTGCGCCAGTTCCAGCAACGCCTGTGACATTTATATCAAAAGAAATAACAACTGAAGAAGATCCAATTGCCCCTGTGCCAGTTGCTGGATTTATTGCTGGATTTGGAAAGGATGTGCCTACAGCGCCTGTACCAGCCACTCCAGTAACTGAAACTTCCATTTCTATAAAAAGACCAGTTGAGCCAACAGTTCCAAGGCCATGTATACCCACTGGAGGGCGCTGACGAGGATCTAAAAAAATGTCATAATTATAACCTACAAAAAACTCTACGTTTTCTGGATCATTGTCTGGGCGTGGATTAAATAGTGCAGTTGCGTCTACAACATTTTTAGCTGGCGTTAACTGTGGTTGCTTTGGCTCCCAATCATCTGGAGCGACACGCAATCCATCCCAAGTTGTTTTTAGGTCAGTGTATTTGACCCTCAAACCACTTCTGTCACTTATTGCTAGAGATTTTTTTCCTCTTGCAAATTTACCCATTAATATAAATTCAGCGCAGTTGGCTGAACCCTCAAAGAAACGCCGTCATTGTCAGATGCCGCTGCAAAATTAAATGCGCGTTCATACATTTCGTTTAGAATTGAAAATTTTTCAGGCGCAAACTTCATAGCTAGTTTACTAGCTAGTCCAGCACAAATGCATTCGTTCCATCGATATGGTATATCTGCGTCTTGGTTTGATGCTGAAACATCTTCAAGCTGTCTAATTGCCCAATAGACCATACTATATGTTGTGGTATCTGGAACTTGCCAAAAATAGATGACAGGCGTAAATTGCTTATCTAACATGTATTGACTTGGCTTGCCTCCAGATGTTTTGTTTGGAAGCTGATTATAATCTGCAATCGACACACGATTGATAAGTTGATCAGAATTTGTACCAGTTGCACTATCCCGAATAACTGCACTTAGAATGTCAATTGTTCCTACTGGCAGTGTGTAAGCCTCTGTGCCGTTCACTAGCGTTAGTGTTTGCTGATCTACAGCCCAGTAATTAATACCTCTGTTTGCCCACTCAGAGAAGAGTAGGTTAAGGCTACGCCTAGCAGAAACTGCTTTGTCGCCTGTTTGAGTTTGCGTATCTATATTACAGCGTTCAAATGCTTCGGTAATAATTTCTTCTACATTTGGTCGAAACGCCACTGTTCCTGAAGTAGCCATAAATCACTCCTAATTTTGAAAAGGTGGCCGAAGCCACCTAATCTAATATTTTTTAGCTACGCGCAAAATTACCTGATATGCATCTCCAACTGCGCCAGCTCCTGTTGTGGTAAACTTAATGTCACCAGTTGGAGATGTGCCATATGAAGAGCTTGAAGGAAGCCCACCAAATTTTTCAAAACTATGATAGCCTTGTTGGTTTTCAGCTAAATGCATAATAATAATATCAGCACTTGCATCTGCAAGCACTTCTACTGTCATGCCTTGAATAATCCACCAACACTCTAGAATTCTCACGCCTGTACATGTTTCTCCATTTGAGTTTTTAACAAGTGAAGAGACATCAATTTTACTAACTGCGCTTTCGTCACCAGTATCGACATATTGATACTGAAAAGCAAACACAGCTTCGCGTGGGTTATCTTCTATCGTAGTTGTTGTTACGATATCAGCCATCAGCTATCCTTTTTTTTTGATGGACGGCCACGTTTATTTTTTACAGGCTTTTCTTCCCACGCTTCATTTACATTAGGCGTGGATGGATCATCTGCTTTTAACGTGCCATCTTTATTTCTAGCTCGAACCTTCTTTCGAGGGTTCATCATGTTTAGCTTACCCATGCGTCACCTATGAAACGGCTGCGCTAAATGGAGTTGCTTCTGTTCCAGTAGCTGCTTGATTGATTAAAACGCGAAACTTGTTTGAAGCAACATCTTGGATTTCAATGTGACCGCCAAGAATACCGCCAGTTGTAGTACCATCTAATGTAATGGTGTCACTGTCTGCTGCTGTTTCAAAAATAGAAGCTGTAGCACCACCATCATTTGCAACCACTGCAACACCAGACATTGTGTCATCGCCATTAGCTACCTGAATAACATAGTTATTTGAAGTAATTGTAGTTTGGACAAAGAAACGATATGTATTGCCAGTTCCAGCCGCTGCTGGAAGTGTTAAAGTTGCGCCTGACGCTACGTTGAGGTTCATTGTGCGTCCTGCATGAGATGCAGATGTAATTGTTGCGTCTGCTGTAATAGAAACCAGAGAGTCTGAACCGCTAATAAAACCAGCAGTAGAAGTCACTGGACCTGAAAAAGTGGATGAAGCCATATTATAATACCCCTTGCACAAGGTTTTGCCATGCAGTCTGTGCAACGTCAGGTGGGGCGTTCTCCTGTCTGCAAGGCTA